CCCTTTAATATTGTCAAAATCTATACTGATTAAGCTGCGCTACCTGTTACGATAGTTGGTTTAACAGTCAATGCTCCAAAAGGATTACCGAATGTTGAACCAGAGATAAAGTTTGCTGGTAATTGTTCTAATCCAGTGAACGTTACTGAATAACCATAAAGGTCACCCAATGCTGCTCCTGTTTGAATTGTACCTGCAGTTACATCTGCTCCTTGTGTTCTACCTACTAATAAAGAATCTCCAGCCATGGTGTTAATCACAATTTGTGGTCTACCATACGCCATCAACTTTAATTGAGTAGTCATTTCGTTAGTAAGTTTCTTCAAGTTAAGAGTTAATTCTTGAGAGAAGAAAGTTGTACCGTTATCACGAGATGAATTAACAGTTTCAGTATAGCTTGAGTTACCTTTCAAATCATAATAGTACACAGTACTACCAGAAGGGAAGGCAGTGATTTCAGAACTCGGGTCCCCCGGAGTTTTGTAGGTGAAAGAAGCGGTTGTATAGTTTAAGAAGTACACGCCAGTTAAGCCGCCTACACTCTCTTTACAAGGTTCATTTCTTCCAGCTGATAAATTACAAGCCATAGTTTTAGTTTTTTAAATTGTCAATTTGTTTTTGAGTAAAGGGAGATATGGTTAATCTCCCTATTACTTACTCAATTAATAGTTTTTGTATAAAGCGATGTCAGAACCGATACCATATTGTGTACCAGCTGTGTATCTCATTATGATTCTGTAGTTTTGAGAACCATCAAGATTAGCCATGTCTAATACTCTTACTTCATTGTAGTCACTCAATAAACCTGTTCCGAAGAATAAGTTTGATTTTTGTGCTGCTATCATTGCTGAAGCTGCAAGACCAGGACAAAATGCCATCTCAATTCCTTGGAAGTTAAGAGGTTTCTCTCCAACATTCATGGAATTGTTCCAGCCATTTGCTCCAGCTGTACCACCGCTTAACGCTTGTTGGTAAGCTTTTACTACGTTTGTTGGAACGTAAATCATTACATCCTCTTTACCGTATACAGTAGTAGGGATTGCATCAACTAAAGATTGTAAATTAGCTAATACGTTTGCTGAAGTAATTGAACCAGAAATTGATGCAGTTACAGGAGCGTTAGAGCCACCTGCTACAACTGAAGAAGATAAAGCGGTATAGATACCACCAAATTGTCCGTTAGTTGCTGCAACACCTCTCCATATTGATTCTTCAGTAGCTTGTGCTACTTTACCACCAACATAAGATACTAAGTAATCGTTGAAATCTTTTGGAATCTCATCAAATGCGCTATAGCCCAATTGTAAAGCTTCCCAAGAATCTACGAATTCTTGCTTACATAATTCAAGGTTTACTTGAAGTTCCTTTGGTTCTAAGATTCTCTCAGTAAGAGTTACTGAACCAGAAGTTGTGAAGTTACAAGATGCATCAACTACAATATTATCAACTGCAATCTTTTGGATAACACTCTTAAACTTCACATTCGGCATGATTGTGATGTATTGGTTATCTAAAGTTTTTGCTGATAACAACGCTGCTGCAATGTACTTCCCTGCGAATTCACCAGCATAAGTTGTGGTGATTGAAGGTTCTGCGAAATTTTGTTGTTTTCTCATTTTTAAATGATTTTGTTTGTTTATTTATATAATTTTGATAAAAAAGAATTTTGGGTATTAACCAAAGATGTTTTCTTATTTAATTTTACTCCGTTTTGTTTTGGTGCATTTTCATCAATTGGAGCACCATCCAATTTTGGTAATTCTTCTTCCTCATCTTCATCAGGTTCAACAGCTGCCATTTTCTCAACAGTGTTTACTTTTGTTGGGTCACCAGGTAAGTCTTCAGTCTTAACCTTTTCTGCATCTCCACCTTCCTTTATAGTTTCCATAGATTGCATCTTTTTCTCTAATTCTTCAATTCTATATTGAAGTTTAGTTACCATAGATGCCATATCTTCAGAGATAGGTTCTGCTGTTTCTTCAGTTGCTACTGCTTCATCATCACCCATGTCACCACCAGCGATTGATTCCATTTCAGCAACTTCTTTTTCTTCTTCAGCTGCAGGTAATTCAACATTTTCTCTTTCAGTTATTTTACCATCCTTAGTCATTACTTTGATTAGGACTTCATTACCTTCAGAATCTTTCAATGCTAACTCATGCTCACCATCTGGTGCTGGAGTTTTACCATCTTCGGTTACAACATCTACTGATTCACCAACATCAAATGTAGGAGATTCAACTATTGTACCATCTGCTAATTTAGCGTAAGTAAAAAGTACTTCCTCTTTGCTTAATGAAAGAGTCTTTACTATTTTATCTAATACTTGTCTTGCGTTCATATTATTGATTATTTAATTATTTAACAATTTGTTTTTTATTTATAGTAATTTTTTAAGTTAATGGTGCTGGATTTAATTCTGGTTCATACACATAAGAGAAAGAACTGCTTCCAACATTAAATGTATAAGTTGTAATACCATCAGTGAATGATGAAGTAGCATTTCCAATTGTAGTAAATCTACTACCTGTACCTTGGTATGATACAGTTAATACCCCTTGATATCCAGAACCTCCGAAAGCTGTGCCATCGGTTGATACTGCACCACCACCCCCAGCTCCATATCCTTCTCCATTACTTCCACCTTGATTTAATCCTTGACCTCCATTACCACCACCTTGAATACCACCTGCTCCAGCGGTTGCTGTTACAAAGTTTCTTCTATCAGCACCACCACCGCCGCCACCTCCACCTTCTTTGTAAGTTCCACCAGCATTACCATTACCACCTCTTCCTGAAACTCTATTTGGAGATGCTACACCACTCACGCCATTTTCGCATGAACCTGCACCACCACCGGCAGCAAAACGAAGTGTACCCCCACCACTTCCATCATCACCACTACCACCTGTAAATGCAGGAAGTTGTGTTGTTGTAGTACCAATAGTATAACTACCAGTTCCGCTATTTCCACCATTCATAGCACTACCATTTCTACCACCCTGAAGTGACATTGTTATAGGAATTTCAACAACTCCCATATCAAATCCATTAAATTGAGTAGTACCACCACTAGTATCAGCTGCTCCACCATCACCAACAACTACAGTGTATGTACGATTTGGTGATATATTAAAACTTCCTGTAAACATAGCACCAGCTCCTCCTCCACCGCCAGGTTGAGAAGTTGCACTTGTTGTACTTACTCCACCACCACCACCTGCAAATAATGTAAATGAGCCAGTAAATCCTGGTATGTATCTAGGTGCAACACTTGCTGTTATTGTATATGTTGTATTTGTATTAGCTGCAAATGATGCAGTTATTATAGATGCTGTTTGATATGATATTACATTTATACCAGCTTCAGGTATTGATAATGACATTGTTGGATACAAATGCGATGCACTTCTTGGCCAATTTGCACTACCAGTTAATGATGATGTTATATTAAATGCATACTCATATTGAAATGAAGATGTTTGAGAACCTGTAATATATCCTATTGACATTGATATAGGTTCATTTACATTCTTTACAATGTTTAATATTGTATTTGTACCTTGTGAGTTTGAATATATTGAATTTGAACCCGTAGCTAATACTTTAACTAATGGATTAAAAACATTACCTTTTATATGAATTACACTTCCACTTACATACCATCTATAAAATTCTGATGTTAAAAATTTATTTGTAATAATACTTCCAGATATACTTGGATTTGCAATTATTTGTGTACCAGATGCACTTACCGAAGAAAAGTAAAATTGGTCTACTGCTAAAGGGTCATATGTTATACCAGCAGTAAATAAACTCATAGTAGTTGAACCTGTTATAGGCCAATTACTACCAGTTACACTTGCTGTTACAGGAGATTGTGCATCACTTACAAATGAATTACCACTATCTACTGATACCTGAATACAGTTTGTATTAACTGCATTAATACTCATACTAGCAAAAGTCCTTTCAGACAAATCACTACTATCAGAAGCAGATGCAAAACTATGAAAATCCCAATATATAGGAGGTCTTACATCCTCATTCTTCTTTTCTTGTTGAAGTGGTGAGTTTATATTAAGGTTGTAATTTAACATTACTTATTTTGTTTTATTATCTTAAAGCCACTACATTGTTTGCAGTAGATGATGCACTAACAGCAGTAAATATACCAGGTATAAATCCTGATGCTGATACTAATGATAATACTGAACCATCCCATGTCTTAGCTACTAATGTTCCAGTATTTCCAACATATATTCCACCAGCTACGAATCCAAATTGAGGATTCTCAGAAGATGCTGATGCAAATGCTGAACCAGAGATAAATGTTACTGCAGCTCCACCTACGAATTGTGGGTTAGTAATATACGAATTTTGAGTTTCTAATTTCATATTTTGTTTATTTTATAGTTTAACAATTAGAATAACAATTTTATTGATTAATAAGTAAAGTTACCTGATGCTGTAAATGTATGGTATGTATATCCACTACTGAAAGAAATTTCTCCACCTGTTGCTTGTGAGCCAGAACCAGCATATCTTAATTTAATAATACCTTTAACACCTGTTTTACCAGTTGTTGTACCTAAATCAACATCTGCACCATCTCCACCACTTCCATATAATGTACTTTGTGTGTGAGATTGTCTTCCAGCATATCCTCCTTCAGCATAATTTATCCCATCTAACCAACTTTTTGGTGTTGGTGAACCAGCAACTGTTCCACCAGCGCCACCACCATTACTACCAACGAATGTGGATGGAAATCCAGCATTAGTACCACCAGCTGCACCATATCCTATTCCATAATTTCCAGTTGCATTAGTAGCATTACCAGCACTAGATGGAACTGCTACAGACGCACCACCTCCACTACCGCCAGAATTACCACCACTTGCAGTACCTCCACCAGAACCACCTCCGGTACATGTTACACCAAAAGCTGTTGCATTACCACCATTATTACCACCTGTACCAGGATTTCCAATTGTAAATGAATATGTTGTTCCTGATTGTACTAAACTAAAACTAGCCGAAAGATATCTACCAGCTCCTGCACCTCCACCAGAACCATTATTATTACCACCACCAGCTGAGCCGCCTCCACCACCACTTGCAACTATTAAAATATCAATTGGTAACATTGTTGCTTGTAAAGCATCATCCATTCTTTGTGAGCCTAACATCACATCATTAATTAAAGTATTACCTACATAGACTGTTTGCATATTATTTATTTTAAACTAATGTATATTTTGTAGCGTAGTAATCATTTATTTGAGTCATCTCAGCATTTGATATTACTCTATTATATGCTATACATACTCCTATATCTCCAACAAAGTTTTCACCATTTCCACCATTAGCTCCTATCTTAGCATTAGCTCCCATATTTAAATTAGTAGGGCCATTAAATGTAGTTCCTTCGGTTATAAGAGTTCCATTTAGAAAAAATCTAACAGCTTTACTTTGGTCAGCTGCATCATTATCCATAGTTAAAGCTATTCCTTTTAATGTATTAGTAGAAACTGCCATTCCAGCTGGAGAATTATTATCATTATCATAACCATTAAAACCAAAATATCCACTAAAACGTATAATTAAAGCTCTTCTATTAACAGCTTCAGTTGCTTGTCCAAATAATTGTGTTGTACCATTATTTCCTGCACTAGCTACAACATAGTATGTATATGTTGGTTGACCTTCTGCAAATATTTGTGTTAAATCAACTCTTTGAGAACCTGCGAATGTAAATAATTTTGTTGTACTATTAAATGATGGTGAACCTACTATTGTTCCTGAACCAGTAGATGGACTTATATCTGTCCAAGTTGTACCTGTGCCAGGGTATGATGAAGCATTGCTAGCATCATACCAAGCTACTAATCCGTTTGTTGGAATTGGTGAAGCTGAACCTGTATCAAATGGATGTTGATTAAATACTGCTCTTTGGTCTCCTAAGAAAGATTGTCCAATTTGATGTGAACCTAAGAACACTGCTTCTTGATATTGTTCTACTCCCATATTAATTTATTTTATACTAATGTATATTTGTTTCTGTAATACTGATTTACTCTAGCTTGCTCTTCATCAGTTAGTGCTCTATTCCAAGCCATACATACACCTATACTACCATTAAATAATTCTCCATTACCACCATTTGCTGCTATTTTAGCAGTAGTACCAAGATTTAAATTAGTTGCTCCACCACCAGTTCCAGTTGTTGTTACAAATGCACCATTTCTAAAAAATCTAAAAGCTTGAGATTGTGTTGCAGCTTTTGTATTTAAACTAAATGCAACTGATGTTAATACATTATCTGCCACATTCATTCCTGCAGGCTGATTAATATCATTATTATATCCGTTAAAACCAAAATATCCACCTAAGCGAATTATTAAACCCCTTCTATTATTAGATTCAGTTGCTTGTCCAAATACCATTGTTGTACCACCATTTCCTGCACTAGCTACAACATAATAAGAATAGGTTGGTTGTCCACTATCTAAGAATTGCGTTAAATCAGCTCTTTGATTACTACCATTAAATGTAAATAATCCAGTACCTAAATTAAATGTAGGGCTATTAACTAATGTAGCTATACCTCTTTTATCACTCAAATCATACCAAATAGTTCCAGTGCCAGGGTATGAATCTCTATTAGTAGCATCATACCAAGCTACTAATCCATCAAATGGTATTAATTGATTTGCTAAAGTTGTTGTTGGTGTAAATATTGCCATATTAAATGAATTTTTTAGATGCTACTACAAAAATTGATGCTGAATTAAATGCTGCAAATGATAATAGGTCAGTATTATTACTACCAGATGATGGTACATATCTACTTCCACTCACTTGCTTAACATTTGAACTAAATGATGCAGTTGATAAACCTACTGTTGTTAATAATAAGTTTGCTGTTTGACCGGGCCCTACTCCAGTTACATTAAAGAATGTGTTTCCAGTTACTAAAGATGTATAGAAGTTACCTGCTGTAAAATCAATTGATGCAGTATTTGATGCAATTGATGCAGATACCACATTTCCAAAAGCTGAACCAGTTATTACTGCTGAACCAGAGAATGGGAAACCAGCTCCTCCACCACCTGTTATTGTGATAGATGCAGTTGTTCCACTCAATGTTGCTGTTACACCTGAACCAATAAAGTTCATTAAACCAAATGCTCCTAATGTTGTACCTTCTTCTGCTACAAATGATGCAGTTACTGCTATCGTACTTGTCACACCTGATGTTCCGCTTGTTCCTGAAGTACCTGATGTACCATTTGCTCCATTAACATTACTACCACTTAAGATATATAATGTATTAGGGTCTTTAGTTCCTAATGCAGCGTATGATGCTGATGTTAATGTTACTATCTTAGTTGCTGGCGGTACATCAGTATATATGTCACCTAAATTGGTAACTACTGATGAACTAAATGAGCCACTCAATACTGTCAAGCTTCCAGTTACTCCTAAAGAACCTGTTATTTGTGCACTTCCACTAAAAGGGAATCCTACACCAGTTCCACTTCCACCAGCTAATGTGATAGATGCAGTGTTATTCGTAATTGTAAGAGCTTGTACGGAACTTCCACTAAATTGTAGATAACTTGCTGTTCCAATATTTGTTGAACCAGAAGCGAATCCTAATGATGGTGTAAGTCCACTTGTACCACTACTACCAGCTACACCATTTATTCCAGAAGTTCCTGATGTTCCTGATGTACCACTTGTGCCAGATGTACCACTAACACCTGATGTACCACTACTACCAGCTGCACCACTCACTCCAGATGTTCCTGAAGTTCCACTTGTTCCAGATGTTCCTGATGAACCAGCAGTTAAGTTACTACCACTAATGATATACATTGTATTAGGGTCAGTTTGTGCACTTGCTACTAAAGTTGCGTATGAAGCAGATGTTAATGTGATTACATTTGTAACAGGTGGTACATTTGTGTATGTATCAAATACGTTAGAAATAACACTTCCACTAAATGAACCTGTTGTAATTGTTATTGAACCAGATACACTTAAGCTTCCAGTAAATTGTGAACCTTTTTGTGTCTTTACCTTAAAGTAATCTACATCAAATTCACCATTTCTATTTTGGTCAGTAACTTTGAAATCACCACCAGTGAAATCAGCTGTACCATTAAATTTAGCTGAACCAGTTACTCCTAAAGAGCCTGTTATTTGTGCAGAGCCTGTGAAAGGAAATCCTACTCCACTACCTCCACCACTTATTATGATTGATGCTGTACCAGCACTTACAGTTGCAGTAACACCACTTCCACTAAAGTTTAAGAATGTTGCTGAACCTTGCGCTGTACCTTCATCAGCTATTGTTAATATTGTTGTTGCTCCGGATGTACCACTTGAACCAGATATACCGCTAGTACCACTCGTACCTGAAGTTCCAGACGAACCTGAACTTCCACTTACTCCACTAGTCCCAGATGTGCCACTAGTCCCTGATGTACCATCACTTCCACTTATTCCAGATGAACCTGAGGTTCCTGATGTTCCTGATGAGCCTGATGTACCACTTGAACCACTGCTACCACTTTCTCCACTAGTCCCACTTGTACCGCTTGTACCCGATGTTCCTGATGTACCATCACTTCCGCTTATTCCAGACGAACCCGATGTACCACTTGTTCCAGACGAACCCGATGTGCCGCTTGTGCCATCACTTCCACTCACACCAGAAGTTCCTGAACTTCCACTACTACCGCTTGTTCCACTAGTCCCAGATGTTCCCGATGTGCCTGATGTACCAGACGTACCTGAAGTACCATCCGTTCCTTTTTGTGCTAATAAATTCCAATAAAGAATTTGTGTAGCTGGATTCTCATTTAAGCTAACATTTATTGCAATATATGATGAACCATTGTATTCTACTATATCATTAATTGCGTATGTTGTTCCACTATTCCAAACTCCTTGCCAATTTAATCCTAAACCAGAAGTACCAGATGTGCCACTAGTCCCACTTGTACCGCTTGTGCCACTACTTCCTGAAGTTCCTGATGTGCCTGAAGAGCCTCCACTGCCAGCCGTACCATTCGTACCGCTTGTACCAGATGTGCCGCTTGAGCCACCACTACCTGCTGTTCCGTTTGTACCTGATGTGCCACTTGTACCGCTTGTTCCGCTTGTGCCTGAGCTACCACCACTACCTGCAGTTCCGTTAGTTCCACTTGTACCTGAGGTACCTGAAGAACCTCCACTACCAGCCGTTCCATTAGTTCCAGAAGTTCCTGATGAACCACCACTACCTGCCGTACCATTTGTACCGCTTGTACCAGATGTGCCTGAAGTACCTGAGCTACCTCCACTACCAGAAGTTCCATTTATTCCTGATGTTCCGCTTGTTCCAGAAGTTCCTGATGAACCTGCTGTTCCACTTACACCTTGCGAACCATTTGTACCTGAAGTACCTGATGTGCCACCAGTTCCAGAAGTTCCTGATGTTCCGCTTGTGGCTGCGTTATAAGATGTTCCGTTTATAATTAAATCACCTTGAATAGAAAAAGAACCTGTAATTCCACTACTACCCGTAATATATTGTGAGCCTGAGAATACGTTAGAACCAGTTGTTGCTAATCCAGATGTATTTGCATATATGTTAGCTACTGAACCAGTCACACTTACTGCAATAGTAGGTCCAACAAAGTTTAATGATGTAGCTGAACCTTGCGATATACCTTCATCTAATATTACAACACCACTACCAGATAATACTAGTCCATCTACCTGTGCTTCTAACATTGAGATTGATGAACTAACTGATGCTGAGTTTATATTATACTCAATTTCATCAACAAAAGAATCAATCATATCAGTATTGAATTCTCTTAATTTTAATGGAGTAATAAATCCCGTATTGTTATTAGGGAAACTACTTTGATTTTCTGCTTCTAGCTGTGTTTTATTTAATTGAGACATTATTCTATCTTTTTTATTATATATTTCCGATGTCAAATCCTGATGAGAATCCACTACTAAACGCTCCTCTTTGTACAGCTGCTGATTGAGTAGCTCCTATGGATTGTCCAACAAGAGCACCATTACAACAGTCCATAGAGTAAGTTTCGGAATCTTTACACAAACAAGCTCTACGCTTATTATGTGGGATTGCTCTACCTCTAGTAGCTCCTAAATAAATACCACTATTCTTTCTTTGATTCTGATTACGAGCTGGTGTTGGCATTATTGTGCTTTTGCTGGTGGATAAATCAAGCCTATTCCCTGTGCTCCTATACTCTTATCACAACATTTTGTAGAATAAGTGTTCTTATTCCTACACAAACATCCCATTCTGTTACCTTGTCGTGGTGAACTGAACGATGGAGTTGGCTGTGGTTTTGGTTTAGGAGTAGCAACAGTTTTAAGCTTCATCTGATTTCTTTTAGATTTAACAACTAAAGGAATAAAAGTTATGAACTTAACCTTTCTTCACAGCTTCCTTATACATAAGTTCTTCCAAGAATGCTACATCAGCCTGATATGCTAACATCAATAAGCATTTTTCCAATGGTTCTTTGGTTATTTCATCAAAGCGTGTTATATCGTTTTGTGCGAGTTGGACAAGGCTTGAATAAGATTTCCATTTCTTTCCAAAACGGATTTGATGTTCTGAGGTAGACCCGTCAATCCCGTCAAAGACTTCTGGGTATCTTTCAGTAAGTCCTTTAATAAAGTTTTCAAAAAAAAAAGTGTGCCAAAGTGGATATCCATACTGACATCCATAAACTTATCACCATCTATTGTACCATCGTATGCTTTAATATCATATAGTTTGCCTGTTGTTTTAATTAGGGGTCTATAAAGAATGCTCATTATCTCAGCCCACTTCTCATTTATCTCAAACGTTTCGTACTTTGATATATCTACATAAGCACCATAAGCCATTCTACTTAAATCAGGCTCAAACCCATACTCTACTCCATTTATTTGGATAAACTTTTGTAGGGGTAAATCTATATTGTTAAAGAAGTTAATTAAATCTTGTCTAATAGCAATGTATGTATCTATATTCAATTGCTGTATATACTCTAATGGAAAATCGCATAGGTGATGAAACAAACAAGCCGTTATAGCTTCTTCTTCTCCAACGTATGTGTCCAAATCTTTTCTTAAAGCTAAATACTGTCTTAGAGTTACTGCACTCCATTTAGTAGGTACTTCTATTTTTATTTCTTGTTTCATATACTATCTAATTTTGTGTTAATAACAACTGCATCAGTAATAGGGATTGTAGGTTGATTAGTTTGCTCTAATAAATTTTGATACTTAATTTCTGCTGAATTCCTTTGTTGTATTGTAGCAGTTAAGTAAGCCTTAGTCTTCTTTAATTCTTCAAACATAGCAACTCTTTCTTTTTCCACATGAGCTACATAGGTTGCCATCTCCATAAAGTCTTGAGGAGTGGGATTGTTAATGTCAAATTCTTTTTCCATATTATTTATTTTTTTACTATCCAAAATCTTCTAGACCATGCATTATATTCTTTTGTATTTGTATCTGGCCAGTCATAATGATGTCCATTTCCATTTAAAGAATTATCAGTAAACTTTTCATATGTTACGCCTGATTCATTAAATAAACTTTCTACATATGAAGTTGATGGCGTTCCAGCTCTATCAGTTAAAGATTGGTCATATCCATATTCAGTTGCAACATATAGTTCATTATCATCTGAATTAAATACTACTGTTTCAAATAGCATTATATCACAATTATCTAAGCAATTTTTCATATGCTCTTTATGATGATTTTCTAAATGATAGAATAATCCAAAGTTTATAATAATATCCCAATGTCCCCATCTCCATACATCAGTATCTAAATTTGCTAATTCTACTTTAACATTTGGATAATCTCTTTGAATATTAAATACATTTTCAATTCTTCCTTCTAAACAAAGTACATCAGCACCTAATTCAGCTATTCTAGAACCTATGTAGCCATTATATGCTCCTAGTTCTAATACTCTTTTACCTTTAAAGAATTCTTTTGGATATTTTGATAGAATAAAATCTATTCTATTTCTTTGCCAATCCGGATGGTAATTTGTTTCTATCATATTATTTGTTTTTATTTATCTTACGCTGATTACATATTTGCCGGCAGCTGTTGCTTTATTACTTAACTTCATCATTGAAGCGTAACGGGCTGCATCTATTAAGTGATTATTAAAATCTATTGGTCTATCTAATTGTTTACCGAACCTATCACTACTCCACTCATACGAATAGAATTCATTGATTAGATTCTGACATGTCTTAGGTATGTTTATCTTATAGTTCTGCATTACCTGAATACCAAAGTTAATACTATCCTTTCCTTTGATTACAGGCTTTATATTAAATCCCTCTCTATATAATTCTTCTATTAGTCTTGGTTCTGCACTATCAGCCCATATCTCCTCTCTACCTTTCACTACTCCTTTCAACATAGTCACTATATCGTTTGTCACCATTCCTCTTTCATAACAATGCTCTATAATGTATAGCTCGTTATTGTATTTCCAAATGCTAGCCAATGCAGTAGGGTCTGAGCTATATCCAAAGTCCAAACCAAATGCTATAAACTCTGCATCATCCGGCAACCATTCACATTGATTGAATTCAAATATTGCTTTCTCATTACCTACCCATTCTCCTAAACCATAAACCTTCCATGCTTTTTGATTAGTATGCTTTAATTCCTCAATAGCTTTCTTAACATTGTAATCTAAATAAGGATTGTTCTTATATGTTGTAAAGAATCTGCTACAATCACCCATTACTCTTATCCAATGGTATGGTGATACAGTAGGGTTATAACTTAGGATGATTGGACCTGTTGTACGAATTTGTAGCTGAAAGTATGATTCCTCATCTATTTCATTTGCTTCCTCTAGCCATAAGATAGTACTCTTTAATCCTCTTAGCTTTTCAGCATCATCCGTTGATATAAATTGTATTATTGAATCATTATAGAACGTGTATATCCTATCTGATATATTGAAATCATTTTCATTCCATATATCCAGCAATTGCATCACATCTTTGAAATCTTTCATCACAGTTCTCTTTGCTGATGGCAATGTCTTTCTTACTATTGTTATTATCTCTTTACCTTCAAGCGCTTTAACGATACACCATTGAAGTAATGCGTATGTCTTACCACTACGTGTTCCTCCAATATGATGAGTCACTCTTGTTGGTGAATTATCCTGATTGGTATAAGTGATGGTTGTATTAATTTCCAGATTCATCTAATATCTTTTGAGTTACATTGACAGTAATCTGCTCTATCCTTTGATTTACCTCTGCTTTAATTTCAGTTCTACTTAACTTAGGTATTGTATATTCTAATAGCTTAAATGCTAATTCTAATGCAGCTTGTGGGTCTTTCTTCTTTATCTCCTCCAAATCTTTTGATAAGGTAGATAGAGTTGAGTCTACTGCTCTTGCTATGGAAAGCTTAATCATTTCAGTTGAGCGATTAACTGCTCCCTTTGGCCTTCCCTTACTTAACTTATTTCCTTTTTCAAATCCCATCGTTATTTTGTGTTATTTATACATTTATATATATTCTAACATAAACCCTCACCTTTGTAGTGAACGTATCAGGAGACCACCTAAGAATTGCTTCTGAATGGATTATCTATCGTTTCTCTTAAATGTTTCTTAGCTCTTTTGATTTGTGTGAAGCTGGTTGATTTACATATCTTAATCTCTGCTGATAACTTCTCTAATGTCATCTTATCATCAAAGAAATATAGTTGTGCTAATTTAGATGCCGGCCATAGTTTTGTCCTTTCCATATTCTTTAATTCTTCTATTACTTCATTGTATGCTTTATCTATCTTTTCATCTGAATCTAAATCATAATCATTATCAGGTGTGTCCGATTCAGTATTAGCTTGGTATTGTATTTTCTTATCCCTTTTTACTTTGTTTAGGAATCTGCTCTTTACAAATGCGTAACAATACATTACATTAAATGATTGTCCCCACCATAAAGCAGGATTGATTCGTTCTCCTAAGTAAACATAAAGTTCTCCTACTAAATCTTCAGCTACTTCTCTATCCTTTACAATATTGAATGTAGCTGCTAATAGCCATTTATGAGATTCTCTATACAGAACTTCTAATCGTTTTGTATTTTCCAATCTCTTATTCTGCATCTCTATCTCTTACAAATTGTCTTAAGTCATCAACACAACGTGCCCAAAGACCAGATGATGATTTACAACTACAAGGTTGAGTTATTCTTTCACCTCTAATTGCGTTACACTTAGCCCATATAGTACCCATTAGGTGTTCAGGAAGAAACGATTTAATTCCTTCTAAGTGTTCCTTTAGTTCTTGAAACTCTTGTAAGTTAAGGGGTGCATATTTGCTTTCTGGTACAGGTGGTTGTTGTTCTGACATATATTATAATTTAATTCCTTCATTACATCCGCATAATTCATTTAGATATATTCTTCTGGCTTCACAACCACAATCATCTGAATTAAAGAATCTCTTAGCTATCCATCCTGCTAAATCCTTTCCCCATCCTAAAGTGATTACGTTTATTAATCCATCAACTATGTTTCCTAATTTAATTATGCACATTTCTTTTTGGTTTAGTTACTGTATGATAATGAATAAGATTTTGTTGTCTTGTCATATACTCTAAGTTTGATGGATTATTATTATGTTTGTCACCGTCTTTGTGATTAACTTCTAATCCTTTAGGAATCTTACCTAAGAATGTTTCTGCTATCAAACGATGTCCTCTCCTCCACAATCTTTGTTTATTTGGTCCTTTACCTACGAATAATCCATAGTATAAATAACCGCTTGGATGGGTACGTGGTCTTAGTACTCTTAAATCTCCTTTAGGATTGTATCTAGGTGATATCTTTGTTGTGTAGATTAATCCATCACTACCAGCATAGTAATCAGGTAATCCTTTTAAATCTTTAATTTCAATTTTTGCCATTATATATTGTTTGTGTTTATAAATATTAGTAGTTTAGAAAAGTAAGCATAAAAAAGAGAGACTGGAAATGACACCAGCCTCTCAAAATATAGGGTAAGCTGGAGGAGGATATAATATAAAAATGGCAATTCTGATAATAAAAAGACCTCCAGCTTAGTATAAGTATTCAAACGTAACATATTTTTCCCTAATCTTTTTTATCTTTTTCTACTCTAATGTAGTTTTTTAATTCCTCTGCTGGGATTTCAAAATCAATATCTCCTACGTTTTCTGCGTATTTTGATGCTAATTTAGCCCAATCTAAATTTTCAAATACAAATGCCATTTCCTCTTTGGTTACCTCATTTGATTTCTTGCTTAAAATTTCATCTAAGTTCATATTATTTATTTTTTAATTCGTTTAATTTCTTTTGAGTTATCTCTACCTCTCTATTGATTGTATCTAACTGATATGTTTTAGCAAACTTAGTTTCTAAATACTCTGTATCTAATACATCTACGAATGCTCTTTTCATTTTCTTTTCTAATTTTAATTTAGATAGGTTTTGTTCGTAGCTATCTATTTTATCTTTACTCCAACCTGTTGTATCTAATCTATCAGGCTCATCAATAAAGTCCTGTAAATCTTTAATCAATTCAGCTGCATCCTCTTTATCTAAATCAAATGAAACTGATAGAATCAATTTATCTTTTCCGTGTTTAATTTCTAACATATTATTTAATTTGATTTTCTAACCATTCTTTTCTGTATTCTAATTCCTCATACAAGTCTGCTTGCTCATCAGTCCAGCTATCACAAGAGTCTATCTCTCTCATATCAATTCCTGCTTTTACTGCTTCTAATTCAAACCATTCTAATAATAGTTTGTGTCTTTCTTTTGTTGTAAGTGTTGCCATTTGTTTTATTTTATTAATGTAAAGATACGAATAATTCCTGAAACTACCAATTAATTTCTTAAATAATTTAATATATCCTCTTGAGAAATATTTGAATTAAAAATATCAGCAAATGAACTGACACTGTTTCCTGGTATACTGCTATTGCTTTCTTGTATATTATTTTCTTGGTATATATTTTCTTTTTCTTTCTTTTCTTTAGATACAGGTTGTCCACCTGTCGATAACCGACCTGCGGTTAATCCACCATCGGTTAATCTATCAGTAATTAGGTAATGATAGTTAAATCTACCCTTATAAGCTCTCTCTTTAATTACTTTAATGTAACCAAAATCAACACACTCTTTCCATAC